GTCCAGAAGACAAATGAGTGTAGAGTCCTTTTTGCAACTCGATTGAAGCAATGGTCATTCTAACTCAGCTCCTTTTCTACAATGGCTTTTAGTTGTGCCCCAAAATCTTTGGTGTTCTTATTGAATGCAGGTATCAAATAGGGTTGAGCCACTTGTGTTGAAGTACCAAACTCGACATGCGAGGCATACTCCACATTGGTTCCCACTTCTGCTTGCAGGCCCATTGGACCTATACCCACTTCTGTTGTGATACTGGCTTCCAATCTGCCTGTATCGACAGGACAGCGCCACTTAGCATCACTCTCTACCTTGTAGGCAGTTGTGGCAATGAAGTCTCTGGCTTCCTGAATGATTTCTTCTGGCAGGTTCTCAATCCAGTTGTCCCAGTTGTCGAACCCTTCTATTTTTGTTTTACTCATAGGACTTCCTCCACTAGGACCATCCTGATTTTCCCAAAGTCAGCATATTGAAGTATCTTGTACTCCATGCCATTCTCAAGGGTGATAGTGATGGTTTGCTTCTTGCCCTCAGCATCTCTCACAGGGACAATGCCCTTAGTGAACAGCTTCAAGGCAGAGGTGGAGACAATGCCATACTCTTTCAACAAAACTTCTGACTTTACAGGTGTGGTGAATACATCGACTGTGCCAACTACTACTGGAGCAGTGGTCCAACCGCCCATTGAGTCTGAAACTCTGCTTGTGGTGCTTAGGGTCGCTACCTTATCAAATTTCATAAGTCATCCCCCTCACAACATTCTGAGTCTGGAAGTGGTCTTGTTTTTTGCGCTGAGGTAGCCGCTGATTTGTGTCTGGTAAGGCTCCAAAAGGTCTTCAATGAAGCTTTGGCTGATGACATCAATGCCCTCTGACTTCAAGCCTTCTGAACCCAATCGGTTGTACCTTGCAATGGTTGTTTCAACCACTATGTACATCAGGGATTCTGGTAGGACCTCTTCCCCAATGACAGCAAGCAGTGCTTCTGTTTGGTTCTGAATCAAAACCTCCAAGAGACTGTCTTTGTCTTGTACACCTAAAATTGCTTTAACTCTTGTTAGAATCAGCACTTCAATCATTCACCCTCACCTACTCTTTCGGTTTCTTGGGAGCAGGTTTGGTGACTGGCTTCTTCTTATCAGGCTTTTCGACAGGTTTCTGTCTATGTCTTTTTAATAGCAAGCCTTGTCACATCCTTTCAAAAAAAGGGAGGTTCCCCATTAAGGAACCCCCAACATATTTTGTGTTACTAAACAAACTTACTTAATACTACAGGGCAAGTGTAAGCTTGACTGCTCGGCTTTGGTCGCGCAAATGAGTAGCAAAATGCTCATCAGCAGAGATGACAGTTGTTTTTGTTAGAATGTCTCGGTCAGTTTCAACTTCCACATCTTTGGACAAGTACAAGCCGACAGCATTCGCTTTAACAATGTATGCAGATTTGGCAGGCACTCGGTTAGATACAATGACTGTACCTTCGAAGAATTTACCATCTACATAGTTGGCATGTGCTTTGATAGCGGCTGAGTCAGCAGGAGTCACCAAAATGTAGTGCTCTTCATCTTGGTCTTCACCAAACAAAGCCATAGCACCAAAGTAGTTTTCTGTATCAACTTTACCAGTTGCTTTAGCATCATATACCAAAGTAGCTGTAGCCAATGCTTCAAACATTTTTGTTTCCACACCAGAAGCGATTGATTTGACCAATTGTGCTTCTGCTTCTCCGATAGCATCGCCATAAGAAGATTTAACTGCTTCATCTGTGATTTCAACAGCCTTAGCGACTTTACCTACTGTCAAGTCAACAGTACCTTGAGTCAGCAAAGTAGGGTCGATAGCCACACCCTCAGCGACTGTAGCGGCATCTCCAATGTATTCATATTTAGGAACCGAGATAGTTCCACCTTGTTCTGAACCGAAGTTCTGAATGAAAGCCAATGGAGCCAATTTGATAGCATTCCCCAGTTTTGCATTTAAAGCATCTGTGAATAGTTGTACATTGATTAGATTTGCAACTTTTGTTTGCATATTTTTTTATCCCCTATCATTTTTATTTTTTGAGTTGTTCATACAGGTCAGGGTCAGTGTTGAAGAGATTTAATCGCTCTGCATAGCCCATCTTATCGAACTGTTCTTTTGTGATTGTGTCCCCATTTGGCTTGTTAGCTGTTTTGGGAGTTCTGCCTTGGAGTCTTTCATTGACTGCCTTTTCAATCTCTGTTTGCCACATAGATTTGAAGTTTTTGATGTTGTCTTTGATTTGTTCAGCAGAATCCGCTAGTACATAGGAAGAGAATGATGTTGGTAATCCCTCAGCTGATAATTCTTTCACTGTTTGTAGTTCCAATTTCTCTCTATTGAATTGTGCTCGCTCAGTCTCGAATGCTTCCTTCTGTTTAGATAGTTCAGACTCGAACCTTTCTGCTTCTGACATCTTGGCCAATTTCTCAGCCTCTGATTTTTCCGCTTCCAACTTAGCTTGATATTCTGCTTCCCATTTGGACCTTGCAGTCTCTAGGGCTTTGGTGGTTTTGCGGTCAGTTTCTTTCTGCAACATTACTTGTACTTCTTCTTCTGTGTAGGTTTTGATTTCCTCTGCACCAGTTTTGATTTGTTCTTCTTCCATTGTTTACATTCTCCTTTTGCCCTTCCAGTTCAGTTAAGCCCTGCAAGTTCAAGTATTGGTTTTTCATCTTTGGACATAAGTTTCTCTCCATGTTTTGTAATCCATAGAGGCAGGCACAAAATAGTTCTTCCCATCTTCCCCTCTTGCAATGCGCTCAATAGTGCTTAGGTCTGTATCATCAAAATAGACAGCAACAGTAGTCCTGCAATTTGGGTGGAAGGGAGGGTAGTTGACCCCAAGTTGTCTTTCAGCTAACTTGTAAACCTTGTTATCCTTTGTCTGGCAAACACCAGAGGTTCTTTTGTCTAAAGTAGCTATAATAATATATTGATGCACTATCGCACTTTTCTCATAGCCCTTCGCTGTCGCCTCTGCTACCACATGAGCGGTCTCAGTTCGGACAATCCGCAAGGAGTTTTTGTAGCCTGCATTCATTTCATTGTTCAGGTTCCTTGCCATCTTGAAATAGGACTCACCTTTGATTAGTCCATTGGTGATAGTCTTTCTCAGATTCTTGACCAACAGGCGCTTGTTGTCCCAGATGGCATCAGAGAACATGTCTCCTGCCCATGGTGTGAGGATAGCCTGCTTGATGGCTTCTGTTGGGAGCTTGTTGAACCGAACCCCAACACCTGTGCCGCTCTGGACCTCATAGATGGAGTGGTAGTAGTTCTCCTCATACTGCCCTTCCAAGGACTGTTCAAGGGTCAGCTGTTCTGTGTAGCCTAATTCCAACAGTTCAGCATAGATTTGATTGATGGTGCCTTGTAGCCTGTTCACTTCCTGCATTTGGTAGAGCTTCTCCAATTCCAACAACAAGGGTTCTGACTTGGTGCCTTTCAACCTTTGGATAGTTCGGTTCAGTCTGGTGTGATAGTCGAACAATTCAGAAGGATTCAGGGCTTTAATGGCATCAACATAGGACAGTTGGTTGTTCTCCCCATATTTGGTGTACAGCTCAGCGAGGAGATTCTTGATAGACTCCCCTGCTGTCTGATAAGTCTTGACCAGTTCTTTTTCTAGTGTCGCTTCTTTGAGCCAAGTGGAGCGGTCTCTAGCCTCGGACCGCTTCACCCAGTAATCTTGGTTGTTAAGATTTCTGTAAATCCCTTCACCCATAGTTCATTTCCTCCTATTCGGTTGCTGTCTCTACTGCTGTGAAAGCATTGGAATAGACAGTATCAGTGCTCTCTTGTTCAATCTTGTCCAGTTCTGCTCTGGCATCATCAATGAAAGGCATCAAGGACAGGACAGTTTCATGGCTGACCACACCCATCAACTTAGTAGCAATGTCTGCACTGGTAGTCAGGTTGGTAGGAATGTTTCTGGTGAAGGTCATAGTGACATCTGTGTGGTCATAAGTGCCGCCTTTTTTGTTCAGGATGGTGACAATCAGCTTGATTCGGTTCTCTACACCCTGCTCAAAGTTGCGCTCTTTGATAGAGACTGTGTTTTCTAAACCGAACAGCTTGTACTTCAAGGCTTCCCCAGAAGAGGCATTGCCAAAGCTTTCATCACCCATATTTGGGACATTGGACAGGGTGTGAATATCTTCCTTTAGTCTTTTTTTGTACTCCTCTACCTCTATATTTGAGGTGCCCTTGATTAGCCATTCAGCCTTTCCTCCATCTGCAAGCATCATGACCCTGTTCTCTTTCATGTTGGATATATCTTCCACTTCTGTGCCTTCCATGCCAGACAGTACAAGGTATGCATCTGAAAAGTAGTCCATGTTATTACTTGTGTCAGATACAGCCAAGTCATAGGCATCAATCAAATCAATAACCTTTTCAAAGTCAGCCTGTGCTTCATCATTGTTTACATAGCAGACCACAGGGACAGCATTGAAGTAGTGGGTCCGCTCTTCTGTGATAATCAGCTTGTCTGTGTCAATGTGCCCATAGGCAATGGTGTCTTTCTTGTACACTTCTACCTGTGTGACAGACTCATTCTTGGTATAGTCCTCGACTTCATAGAAGCGGACAGCCGCCACAGGCTCTTGGACAATAGAGTTGTCATAGACCATGAAGACTTCCTCTGGATTCAATAGCGCCATACTGACCTGTGTGTCCTCATTGATATACATGAGTTCATAGGCCACACCTGTAATGGAAAGCTGTTTGCCCAGTTTGCTGTTGTGTGCTTGCTCATGGTTCTTGTCGAAAATGGACTGGATTCGGACCATCATATCTTCATCTTCACACTGGTAAGCGATAGGCTGACCCAAGAAGTACCCTTGAATAGTGTCCACAATATAGGAAGCATAAGGGTTGGCAATCTTGTTGTTTGGTTTCGAGGTGTCGCTCATGGCTCGCTTCTTAATGTCAGGCACACCCACATAGTAGTTGTGCAGTCTTTTCAGGCGAGGGACTTCCTTCTGTTGATAGCGCTCAATCAGGGAGCGGATAAGGTCATTTGTCAGTTGGTCCTCAGTTGTAATCTTGTATATTTCCATTTTTATAATCTCCTTTGGGTGTGCTAGAAGCGCTCTGTGAGGCCACTGCTGATGTTTGAATACTGGACATATAAGTTATAAGCCCAGTGCTTGTTTGTTCAAGAAGGACACTCCAGACCGCTTAGAATAGCCCTCTAGGGAATACCTGAGTGCATCTAGGATATGGTTGTTATTGTCCTCTGGTTTGTTGATATACTTGCCAGTGGTCTTGTCTTTGCGGAAAGAGTAGTTCTCCAATTCATCTATGGTGTGAATGCAGGAGGGTAGTACAATGATTTCAAATTGTTGCAAGAATTGGATACCTTGCATAATGGAATCAGGACCTTTTCTGGCAGGCTTGATTCTCGGTAAGCCATAGCCCTTCAACTCTGCAATGGATTTCTGCTCTGCTGAATCAGCTGTGATAACTTCCTTGGCATAGCCTTTAGCTTTGACCTGTTCTGCAATTTGGTTGTTCAGGAGACCATGCTCATACATTTCATCAAAGATATAGAGCTTCCTGTTGGCGACATCTACCAGTGAGCAGACAAAGGTGGTGGCATCCGACACATAACCAAAGTCCATCCCAAACACTGCTTTGGCATTAGGGTTCTTTTGTACCAGTGTGTGATAGTCGAAGTGTTGGACAGACCAGTTTTCATAGACCTTCTTGCCTGTGGTGCCCCACTTGCCTAGTGCATAGACCTCATACTTCTGTGGGTTCCTTTCCTTCATGTCTAGGAGGTTGGCAATGTACTCTTTGTCCAAGAAGCGGTTGTCCAGATAGGTGCTATGGCAGATAAGGGAATCTTCTTTTGGATTGTCGAAGAACTCCTCCTTGAGCCAATGCAGGGCACTGATAGGATTGAATGATAAGTAGAACAGCTTCTTGTCTGCCCCACCTCGAAGCCTCAGCTCCAATTGGTTGAATAAGTCCTTGGTGATTTCAGAAGCTTCCTCCACCCACACTAGGTCAATGCCTGATATGGATAGGAGCTTGCCTTCATCATCTGCACCCTTGAAGATAATCTTGGACCCATTGGGGAACTCCATCCCAAGTGTGGTCTTTGATACCTTCACATAGGGCAACAGCGACATTCTGGACAAGGCAGAAATAATCTCAGCAAACACTGAGTCTCTAATGGAAGCAAAGGTCTGCCTGACCACCAGTAGGGTCTGCTTCTTCTTGAACAGTTTCAATATAAG